TGTTCCTGCAGGAGCAGCAACGAGTGCCTGAGCACCTGCCTCTCGTCCTCCTGCACTTAATGCTTTTATTCCTCCCACTGCACCCCGTGCTCCCCTAATAGCTGCAGTGTAACCGGGCATATAAAACCCACCGAGAATTTCCGAAGTTAAAGAGATCCCCGGGTTTGCTTTTTCAAATGCAGATATGCCTGCCTGAATCTCTGTAAGGACATCTTGATAGGTTGCTTGCTGATCTCCACCATAACCGAGCAGTTTGTTCTGTATCATGTGAGTGACAAAAGCCTCGAGTTCGTCACCTGTTCCTAAGAACATTCCCTGCCCGAGTGCCCTAGCTATGCCTTTTGTGTAAGTGATCGGATCGTCACCGAAAGGAAGGGAATATTGCTTTTCGGTTTGAAGTGCTGATCGGTAGGCATCCGGTTGAACACCTGCCTCTTCGAGTGTCGCATAGATCTGCTTGATTGCCATTTGGCTAATAGCATCTGCCTGTTCAGGATTCTCTTTTGTGATTCGATCCTGCTCTGCAATGATTGCATCGATCTTCCCGCGTAGCTTGTCGAAGGTATTAGTAAAAGGCTTTAAAGCACCTTCAACATTCGCAGCAATCGTGGCCTGACTTTCCTTGCTGATAATATCGTCAAGCTGCAGGCTAGAGATCCTTTTTTCTTCTGCCATTACTCAGACCTAAATGAGTCAACTTCGTTTTTAAGTTCCGGGCGAACTAAAGCCTCAATGCCCGGTATGTCACCTTGAAATCTGTCGTAACCTGTAGAACGAACATTATAAAGTTTGATCATTGCATCAACCTGCCTCTCGTTATTAATTGCTTCCTGATAAAGCTTATTTAACGTACCTGCTGCAAAGGCATCAGAACCGATTCCTTTAGTGATAAGCGCAATGAACCCGTTTACATCAGGAACAGATCTTTCAATGTTTGAAATTTCGGAAGGTGAAAGTACACCGTAGTCTCTCAAGACCTGCACGTTGTTAATCAAGCGTTGCCTGAGACCTTCCAGTTCACCGCGTTCCTTCGTCCCTACTTTTCCAAAACCTCTAGCTTTAGGGTTTGCCATTAACCCGATCAAATCTTTCAGTGAGGTTTGGATATCCTGCATGTCTAGACGTTCCCGGTTAAGCTTCAACCCTTCCGAAACTGTTGCAGTCTGAACAGGAATGATAGTGCCGTAAGGCATTTCAATTACACCGTTCCTCCTGAAGCTGCTGTGAGCATCAGTAATCTGCTGCGCGGATAGTTGACTTTTCCCGGTTGGAATCGTCATCTGTGCATTATTCATTTGTGCCGAGGTCCGCATGCTTTGAGGTATGACGTTCCCGTTTTCGTCTTTATCAAACCAAAGCGGGTTTGCTGCTATTATTTGGGACTCGGTTGTACCAAATCTTTTAGCCAATTCAAAAAGCGTTGCACCGGATTCGATTGGTTCTGTTGTCGGCTGAGGAAGTCTTTGAAGTGCTTGAGGATTATTCGGGCTTTTAAATCCTTTGCCGATAATGAAACCCTTTGGGCTAGACTTGATATGCTTGAGATTAAGCTGATTTTGAGCATCAAGAGCCAGTTGCGTTCCCGGCATATTTTGAGTAGCGAACCAAAGTTGAGATTCGACACTCTTTCCTGCAAACGGTTCCAGATCAGAGAAAGATTGTACTTGTAAACCTTTACCCAATGCTGTTTGAAATCTTTTTGAAGCACTTGGTCTCTCCTGTGTTATATCCCGCTTTTGCATAGTTGTGGTGTAGGCGGGATCTGTGACTATTTGCCCTTGCCCCCCGTAGGTCATATCCAGTTTAAGGAAGGGTAGCTGATCTTTAGGAAATGATGCTAAACGTGGATCATTCGGGTCCACATCTATTAATCTTTTCTGTGGGGTAGTTCCTAAAGGGGTTGTGATTTTTCCGCTCATAGGGTCCACCTGAATAGGAACATTAGAAGGGTTACCCGGTCCCCCCGGAGGGATTGTCATTAGCTTTGGAGTCTCAAGCCTTTTTTGAATAAAAGACTGCACTATTTTAAGACCCTGACTTGGGGGTAAACCTGCAAGATAGGCTTTGTCTTTTTCTCCTAAAGGCAAACCTTGAATCATTTGCGGATAGTTTTGCATAATCTGCGCTTGTCGATCAGTCGCAGCAGCTTCTGCCTCTAGCTTCTTTAACTCATAAGGTCTCAGCTTTGCCTTGTATGCATCATCGGCCCGTTGCCTTGCAAGCTGCTCCCGTTGAAGTGCAAAGGCACGTTTCTGCTGAAGGAATTGCGGATACATTGCAAAGAACTGATCGATGCTCTCATTTAATGCCCTTCCCCAATCACCTTTTGCATCCCTTGCATAGGGAGTCATTTGACTTTGGTACTGATATCCCCTCGGAATCGTCTGTGCTAGTGCAAGCAGAGGATAAGGGAAGTTTTCCGCGCTAAAGAATCCGGGTTGTTCAGCCATAAAGGTTTGCTCCTCCTCCACCTAAAAGACCTCGGTTTTGTTTAATTCTAGAAACTTGCATGATCGGGGCAGAGGTGGAATCAAAATAACCCCGTGCTCCTCCAAGAAGACCCAAGGTTCCACCTACAGCAGCACCCACTCCAGTTCCTACCCCGGGGACTGCACTTCCAATCGTTGCTCCCATTAGAGCACCTTTGCCTGCGCCTTTAAGCATGCCCTGCCTGCTGCCCTCATTTCCAAAAGGGGTATCTACTTTTTCCTGATCCCGAGTTGGTATCATATTGAGTGCCATATTCCCGGCAAGGGTAGCGGGTCCACCAAAGGAAGATCCACCTGCTTCTGCTGCGCCCTGTGCTCCTGCTTCTGCAGTTAGCATTTCCGGTCCTGACATAGCTGCTGCATCTGTTCCGCTATAAAGTGCTGCAGATTGCGCGTTTTGCAGTGCAGCTTGATTTGTGGCTTGTTGCATAAGCGCAGGATCTGTTCCCGGGTTAAACACCGGAGAAGCTGCTTGTGATTGATAAGGCATCATTGAATAAAGTTCCGGGTCTTGATTCTCGTAAAAAGCCTGTGAAGCTAATTCAAAACCTTCAGGATCTGCACCTGCTCCTGATGCTATAGGACTTCCCGCGAAACCAAGTTGAGAAGTGGCTGCAGGTCCGGGCATTTGACCCGGCAATCCTTCAGGGGAAGTAAGTCCCATATAGGTCTGTTGCATTTCCGGGGAATCATTTACCCCGAGCATCTGTAAGAATTCTGTATAGCTCATTTCCCCCCGCTTGCAGGTTGTTGTTTGGCAACCTTTTCCTCAAAAGGCATTCCACCAAAAATACCTGTTAAGTATTTCAGTTGGTTATAATCAAAGTTCTGTTCTGCATCGAAGTCTTTTCGGTCCTGCTTAAGATCACGATCTAAATAACCCCGATCTCGTTCATATGCCCCGAGGCTTGTTGCGTAATTTTTGTCTAATCCTTGCGTGTTAATTCCAAGATTCTTCAGCACTGAATCAGAGTATCCCCGCGCAGACTGTTCTCGGCCTTGCCTCAGCTTCATCGCATTATTCAGGCTTTGATTATATGCCTGCATGTTGAGGTTACCGAGTGCTCTGCCTGCCTCACTTAAATAGTTCTGCTGATTAAGACCCTGCGCTAACATAGCCCGGTCACCTCCAAAGGCTCCGCTGCCTAAAGCATTTGCACTTAGGTTCATGCCTGACATCGATGCTGCTCTATTTATATCTGCTAAGGTCTGATCTCTGACTTGATTCCGGTAGGTTGAACCTTGTCCCATTAGAGCAGCAGCATCAGCATCAAGTTCTGAAGTCCCGTAGTTCATGCCGTCTTGGAAAACACCTCGAGACAAACCTAAATTTGATGATGCCTCGTCATAGAAAGGTTGATACCCTCCTCCACCTTTTAAGGTTTCTAAGAGATCAAGTTCCCCCTGAGACCGATCAGCAAACATGTCACCGTCATAAGAGACATACCCCTTATCTGCTAAGTCCTTTAGTTTGCCATATAGCAGCTTTTTTATTTCTAAATCTTCTGCGCTTAATCCACCTGTAGATGACATATCGTCTCCTCCTCCTGAATAGGAACCCCCTCCAAATAAAGTTTTATTTAACCAGTTACCTGTTCCGCTAAATATATCCACTATATTTCTTTACTTATAACTGTGTATTGTTTATTCCAACCGTCATATTTTTTAGCAACTTTTTCAAAGCCTAGTCTACCTCTTACCTCGATGCTGCTGCAGCCCTTAGCTTTAGCAATTGATATTACATCATTTTCGGTCTTTAATATTTCGTCTAATTTCCCCCCTGCTGCTAATACATAAAGAACACGTTTTCTTGGGTATTCTAGAAACTCAATTAATAAAGCAGAGTTTGGCAAAGTTAATAAATACCAACGTCCTTGCCTGACGTTTTCTACAACATCCTCCCAGTTGTAAGTATCGAATTTTTTAAAGACCGGAAGTAAATATTTCTTGCAGCGTTTAAGTTCTTTTTCCCAGTTAGACATAAGGGTTAGAGGTTTGTTCTGTAGTCACTGCAGTTGCCGATAATGCTCCTCCGTTAGCAACCTGCAATTTATAAAGTGTGCCGTCTGGTGATCTTAAAACAATGCTCCCGTCTACAAGGAAATTATCCCGGTCAAGCTTCACCACAATCTCATCTAGTTCTGTTAAAATCGTATTTACTTCTGTTTGATATCTCTGATCATAATCACCGGGTGCAAGTGGAAGTATTTTCACCTTTTCCCTCCTGCAGAAACCTCTGCTCTTAGTGGTCCGATCTCAAAATCTTGATCAAAGGGGGCTTGTATTTTTAGCCTTAACTGCCTGCCAGTTTCACGAAGGTGAGTGTACCCGTCTGTGCCTAAAGAATAGCTACTTGATTCAGTCTCAGCAGAATCACTATTCAGCGCAGAATAAACCTTAAAGCTTAATGCATTATCTCCTGCAGAAGTGTCAGTGATCATTGTTTTAACATTCGCAAATCTATCACCTACCCCAACCTCAAAAGCACCTGTTTCTGCATAGGTCATTTCATTAGAAGAGGTTCCACTTAGTCCAAAAGAAAGCACCCGGTCATTCGTTGATAGTTGTGATATCGTTAAAGGATCATTCACCCCGGATGTTCTTGCGCTACTGCCTGATCTTTCAATTTCGTGCTCATAAATATGACCGTCTGAGCTTACTGCTAAGGGTTTAGAAAATACACCAACGTCTGAAAAAGCTGTTCTTTCTAGTTGACCAATACTCCACCAATTTTCCGCATAATTCCAAATGACATATCTATCTATATCACTACCTGAGCTACTTACATAAAACCACCAAACTTCATTATTTAAACTATTTGGGACCGCATAGACTAAATCTTTCTGAACGTCATTAAAGTCATCTGCTATATACTTAGAAACGTCACATGCTAAAGGTCTGACACTACCGTCATAAATAAAGAAAGAACCGTCATAAGACATCCAAGCTGCAAGTCCTGTAACTGATGCAGCAGCCTGCCTTGAAATAATACCACAAGAACCTGCGATTCTTTTTCTAGAGTAGATATAAGGGGGGCCGATGTAACGCATTTCGTGACAGTCCACATCAGTCTGCACTAAGATGATATTCCCTACTTTTGTTGCACTTTTTATTTCACCTGTAGTATCTATCTCAAAACTGCCTGCAGAGTTTGTTACAGTAGGATACCAAGCATTACTAGTCCCGGAAGTGTATGTAGTGAAATCTTCTGCTGTAGACCACTGTATTTTTTTAGGGTTACCACCTGCACCAAATGCAATTAAATGCCTTTCCTTAGAAACTAATATATGCGTGTTTGATACAGGTGCTCCTTGGTTAGCTAGAACAGCTTTATTTGACAAAGGGTTGCTTGCGCTAGGGTCCCAATAGTAAATCTTCCCGTCTGAATCCGAGCAGCCAACTAAAATTTCACCCCAAGTGTCAAAAGACCAAACATTTGCTGAGGTAACAAGTGAAGTTTCTGTTGCAATATAATCTTCATTCCAACGTCTTGCCCGGGAAATAGTTACATAGCTACTTGGATTTTGAGAAGTAAGTGAAGTACTACTATCAATTGTAATTTTAGTCGTAGTAATCGCACTTATCCTGTGTGAATTAGGATAGGTCTTATTATTCCCTGTTGCTCCTCCAGTAAACCCGCTGACTTGAATTAGATCCCCAACTCCAAAATCATCTGTTGGGAAAGTTGCTGAGGTTATGTTAAGGCTATTATCACTAGAGTCTGCAGTAATGTTTGAATTATTAAAGGTCTTATAAACTGCTGAACCGTTAAAGGGGCCACTACCAAAACCTGTACCTACTGCAGAGGTTGCGTTTCCTGAAGTAAAAACAGTAGGAGTAATATTAACAGGGGTGGAGGTTGCTCCTACATAGAGATAAAGTTTCTCGCTAGTCCCAACCGCAATATATTCATTACCAGTGTTATCCCGGAAAGGCAGCATTGTTCTGCCCTTGCCGTCGATTGCGGAAGAAGTCGTTTTTGCCCAACCTCCTACAGGCTTAAGTTTGCCGTTCTTCCACCGGATCAGGTTTGCATCGTAATACCTGCCCTTTGCTTCCCGGACAGATCCGTTCTTAAAGACCCCGGGTCTTAAGTTAAGTTCGACGAGCATAGTTCGATCCGAGTCCTAAGTTTGCATTTAAATCATCTACAAGGGGATTATATGATCCCTGATTAAACATGCTTTTGATTCGTTTAGGGTCATAGATAATCACTTCGTTCCCGTCACCTACTATAGTTGAGTCATAACCTGATGCCTGCATAACTGTAGACATGTCAATACCTGCAGAGTCCCTTAAATGATCTAAGGCTTGTTTTACACGAATGCTGCTTACTGTGTTCTCGGGCAGTTTAGTAAGAGGATCTTTTAGCATACCCTTAAACATATTTATCGATGTATTTAATATGTTTTGCATATATAAATCATCACTATTATAAAAACCTTCAGAGTCTTTAAGTGCAATTTTTTGTTTAAGTGTTTCAGCTATTTTTTCAAGACCCTTAGTTATGTTTTCTATATCATTACTTTTAACTTCATGTTTAAGGTAAAAAGGGTTTTGAATGTTTGCATACACTGGTAATACTTCTGGCGATTCTCCTGATTTTCCTCCCTGTCTGGTATAACTATCACCTGCAAGCTTTTGAGATGTTGTTAAATAAACACCCTTCCCAAAAAAACCGTGGTCTCGAGACTGTAATTTTTCGACATCAAAGGTGCTACCTTCAAACTTAGGTGAACCGTGATAAAGAGTAATCGGTCTTCGTTTTAATTCGTCAATCCTGCGCTGAATTTTATTTTTTGCAGTTTCTGGAAACTTAGCTTTGTCATATGCGCTCATTAATTCCTGCGAATCCTGCCCCTGCCTCGTCAGGTTTAGCATATTTGCTTTGGTAAAAGTCTCCCCCGGCTGCATACTGTTAAAGTCAAACCTAAGAAACCTATCTAAGTTCTTCCCTCTATCCTTCTGCAGTTCTAAATACTTATCCTCGTCCCAGTTCAGTGCAGGAGGATTTGCTAGTTCTGCAGCAGCCCCGGTTGCCAAGTTTGATCTCAGCAACCCTTTGGTGGGAGTCATAGAAACCCGGCCTTGGTCTTTAAGCCTCATAAGCTCTTCATACCAAGCAGGTTCTGCTTCGACTTGTAGCAAAGATTCGTCAGCCAATTAACCCTTCCTGATATACCGTTTTACCGTTGTTCTTTACTGCAGTTAAAACCTTGCCCCGATTTGAACCGTCTGTTTTATAACCTACATGCACCCAACCTGAGTCAGGTATTCCTGTCTTATAAAACTCAAGCAAGACCATATCGAAGTCGAGGTTTTCTGATATCCACTTTGCTAGTTGATAATTATCAATAGCAGGGCATTCGATATCTGCACAAAACCCTTGAACATGACCTGAATTATCAGACGATTTTATCGCACGATTTAAATCAAGACACCGATACGCGGAATTGACTGTAGTCCTACCGTGTTCATCCCTTACTTTTTGAAGAATGTTGTGGGTAAGACCACATAGATTAACTAGGATCTGATCATCCTTAACTGAATTATCTATATCAAGTCTGTCTGCAGTTGAACTTTTAGTTAATTCCTTAAGGGTGAAGTTCTTACTAATCTTCATTTAAGAAAATCAGCAAGGGATTTATTCGAGTGGGAATTATCATCATCGATCAACTTATCTAATACTTTCTGCTGATCATCTGATAAGTTTTTCTTGACCATATCCTCGACATGATTTTTTGCCAAGGTGGTCGCGGAATCAATAACTAGGCTCTTGATTACTCCCAGTAATAGTTGTGGAATCATTCTTCTTCTCCTCCTGTTTAGGTTGCTCCTCCTTTGCTTCGTCTGTCTTGTCACTTCCCCACATATATTGGCCTATTTGAGATAGTACCACGGTCAGAGCACCTACCATTACCTGAGAAAGTGATGCCGATTTATCATCCATTCCTTCAACGTGGTAAAGTAATGAATAGATAGTCCCTGCATAAATAATTAAAATAAATAGTGCTAATATTAATCTGCCCCAAAAACGATAGATCTGTATTCTTTCGTTTATATTTGGTTTCTCTTTTACTGGGGGGTCTGATTTAGTTATCTTTTCAATTGTTTCCACTTAATCCTTTCTATATCTAATAAACTCTCGCATAGCTTGTGTGTTCTGTTCTAAAGCTATTTTTACATGCAGCAAGGCATCACTACTAGAACCTACTAGCTGCATAAGTCTCCCGTCTGATTCCTCATCACGCTTAACCCACTGTTCTCTTTCTTTTGCGCTTTGTTTTGTCAAGTAAAGGATAAACCAAAAACAGCATAGTACTGTGAATAAACTTACACCGTATCTATCTATGATACTAAATACCTGATCAAGTACTCCCGGGTCTGTCACAACTTGCTCCTGTGTTGTAGGGTAATAGTAATAGTTGTCTGCAGGATTAGGCATATCAATTAAAAGGAAATTTGCCGTCCGCAATATCTGCTTCTTGCTTTAAAACATTCACTAAGTCGGCTATTTCTGGCAGCATATTAATGCAGGCATGCCAATCATCTACTGAGTTTGAAAATGCATACTGCTGCATACGTTCCCCTAGTTCTTCAAACTTGTCTTCAATTCTTTGTTGAAGTACTTTTTGA